CTTGGTTAGAGTGGGTACTTAACGGTGCAGACCATACTAACTTCTTTGAGAACAGAGTAACCGAATATGAGGTTGCTGGTTTGACAGGAAAGTGGGACGATGTTTATGAATCTCAAGTAGCATAGTTAATGATAAAAATAATAACTTGTGAAGGCTGTGATGCAGTCTTTAAAATCCAACATGACATGGAAGAGAGATACTATCCAGTTGCTCATTGCCCCTTTTGTGGGGACAGTCTAAATATAGATAACGAAGATGATATCGAAGTATTTGACGAAGATGAGTAGTTATGTGGACATACAAAGGTGAAGAAGTAAACGAGCTCCCACTCGATTGTGAGGGGTTCGTTTATCTTATTACAAACCTAACAAATAATAAAAAATATATTGGTAAGAAACTCGCAAGGTTTAAAGTTACCAAACCCCCCCTCAAAGGTCGGAAGAACAAAAGACGTTCAACGAAAGAGAGCGATTGGAAAACCTATTGGGGTTCTTCCGACCACCTTAATGCTGACGTTGAAGAGTTCGGTGAAGAAAACTTCACACGAGAGATTTTGCACTACTGTCAAAGTAGAGGCATGCTTAGTTACCTAGAAGCAAAAGAGCAGTTCGATAGAGAAGTCTTATTGACTGATGAATACTACAACGGAATAATAAACGTCAGAGTTGGTTCATCAAAAGTTCTCAAAGAAGAGCTATGCAAATTTGTTACGATGGGTATGCAAAAATAATTCCACTAAAAAAGACATAGCAACTGTCCTAGTTGTATAAATAAGTGCGAATAACCCCCCCATAGGAGTATTTCATTATCTGCCTGAGATTGGTGAGCACTTTTGTGAGCGTGTTATTCATTAACCAAAACAAAGTAGGAGAATTCAATGGGTAAATGGTTTGCGAAATTAATTCCACACCGAAGCAACTCTGTTGATATTGTTCGCTTTATTCGGACTGAGTATGCGAATGAAACAAAACATCTTCAAGACGATGATGTTGTTGCTTTTTATGACCATGTTATGTCACTTAAAAAAAGGAGAACGTAGATATGTCTATCGGATTAGTGTTGAGACACACTTATCAAGAAACTTGTGAAGTCTGTGAAAAGATTGCACATTTAGTAAGAAAGGTATGGGACGGTATTGTTGCACATGCTGAGATAGTTGGAACTGCAAGAGCAGCTGCTGAATTATCTCGACAAGGATACCATAAGCAAGCGAAAGCACTTATGTTAGAATTGGATAGGATGAAAAAATAATGACTGTACTTACACAAACTTACTGTGCGTTTTGTGATATAGTTTCTAATCTTTACAAGAATTTTAGAGATTCTATTACACCAAAGATGGACAAAAAAATCTACAGAGAACTTGCCAGTCTTACTGACAGGGAATTAAATGACATGGGTATATGCCGTGGTGATATTAGACATATTGCAATGGGTGAACATGTACCAAGAGATGGTTGGACAAAATAAACTAACAAAAAATATTAAATTATTTTTTAAGTCCCTGTTTTTACAGGGATTTTTTTTGGCCTTTTTTAGCGATTTGCCTTGACTTTGTTATGAAAACAAGTTATAGTATATGTATAGTCAATGAGAGAGGAACTTAATTATGACAAACGAAACAATTTTTATCGGTGCGAATAACGGTGGACTTGAGATTTACAAGGGTGCTGGAAACTTGATTGCTGGAAACATCCAGACTGCAAAGACTTTCAAATATGTAATGGATACCCACCATATTGATGTTGATACCCATACAATCTATTACACAAGTAGCATGGATTTTGCAGATGAAGAGGGTTTTGCCCACTATGACGATGCAAAAATTCTTGCAGAAGAAGGTTTCAAACTAATAGAAATGACGAAATAGGTGCGACATTCTGTCAAAAATAATGCAAAAAAAGATGCAATTAGGCCTTGACTTTTGTTCTTAAAACATGTATAATATACTTATAAACAATGAGAAAGGAACTTAAAAATATGGTTAATAATGATAAAGTTGATGTGATAGTTTCAGATGTAGTAGATTTCTGTGCTTATGTAGAGTCTTTCTATGGTAATGTTCCCGATGCGGTTTACCCGATTGGTGCGAGTCCAAAAATGATTATCGCTGCAACTAGTAAGTACATCAATTCCCTAAACGACAAAGTTACATGGGGTGGTGGAGACAGTCTCGACAGAGAAAGAGTTAGAGACATTTTGATTGAAGATAATAACTTGGAGTGGAAATAATTATGGATACAGTTGGTAGAAAATTTGAGGTTCATTCATTCAACGAAAAACTTGGTGAGATGGGTTCACAAATCGCAGAAATCGTTGGACACTGTTGTGGGCCTGACGGTGGTGAAGATATATTAATAATCGACTATGAGAATAAAGATTGGGAAGTAAGTTTACCATTCAGTTCTTTTGTCAAATCAATCATAAAGGAGATATAATATGGGTTTACATATTAACGTATATAAGAGCAATCTAGGTGATTGCACAAATGGTGGGGTGTCTGCAAATTGTAAAGGACTTTGCATTTCAAATGTGAGTGGGCCTTTCAATCCTAGTGAAGAATATCCCGAAGCACAATTAGTTTCAAGGAATGTTATGGGCAGAACAATTGTCAATATCGTTCCAGTGAAAGAAATAGAAAAAGGTTCATGGACTATGTTCGGTGGAAACTACGGTGCAACTTCTGACTCAAGGTTTAGTGAGAAAGTTGAAGAAATGATGGGTTCATCATTTTATGGTGCTGTACCAATTCACGATAGGGTAGAATAAAAGCCTTGACATTTGTTCTAAAAACATGTATACTATGCTAGTAATGATGAGAAAAGAGGTTTGATTATGGAAAAAGCACTTAAAGATTATATCAATGCCCAAAGAAAAGAGGCAGAAGAATTTTCTAAAAAAGACGGTTGTTGGATGGGTTCTATGGTTGAACCAGAAGATACCAAGTATTGGAATGACAGAGTTCCATCTGGTACTCTTGCAGAGTTCCTAAGAACTGAACTTGAAGAGACTGCTTACTACTGTGTTGCTGATGCATACAGTAAATCATATGCTCGCTCTGTTGACTTTGCATCTATGACAGATGCAGAGTTGAATGCTGAAATCGAATCTGCTTCTAAGATTAATGAAGAAAACTTCAAAGCAGAAAAGAAAGCAGAAGAACTTGCGATTACAGAATTCAAAACTCTTGTCAAAGAAACTATTGACTTGGGTGCTGGTGATGAAGAAACTGCATTAAGGTGGTTGACTCAAAATGAAGAGTTCTATCACGGACAAGATTTAGAGTCTTGGGTATGGGACAAAGGAATTCTCTTCTCTGACTATGGTAGAGAACTAGTCAAGAAGTTAGAAAAAATTGTGAAATTTAAATCATGGGAGATTGCGTAATGGTTGATGTATTAGAAGATATTAGTGTTCTTGAGACTTTGTTGATTGCGATGAACGAGGGTGCGTCTGATGAAAAGAGGATGGCACTGAACTCTGTTGAGTCGCTTCTAAATAAGAAGAAGAAAATCATAACTGAGTTTGAAAAGGAGTTCGCACCAAATGATTAGGAACAAAACTACAAAGAGTGAAATCATAATTGATTTGACTGGGCCAGACGGAAATGCATATGTGTTGTTAGGTAAAGCAAAAGACCTTGCAAGACAGTTGGAATTAGATGCTACTAAAATTTGTAACGAAATGACATCTGGTGATTATGAAAACCTTATTTCAGTGTTCGATAAATATTTCGGACATATCATTGTATTGGAGCGTTAAATGACAGGATTAGAGCATTCTCTTCTTGCCACAGGACTACTCGCCATTTTCTATTATGTTGGTGTCCATGTGGGAAAGAAGAAAAAGATTGAAGATATAGTAAGTACTATGTTGGATAAATTAGAACGTGGTAATTTCATCAAGGTAGAGAAAGATGAAAAAACTGGAGAAAAAGAGTTAATACCTCTTGACAAAGCTATCTAAATGATGTATAGTGTATATTGATGTGGAGAATTATGAATGATTTATAAAACTTTAGGTGACGCCATCGAGGCAGCAAAAGAAATGTGTGCGGTGTTGGAAACCTATGTAAAGATTACTAAAGCAAAAGACGGATACGAATTATTCGGAACTGGTGCTGTAGTACATACTGTGAAGGAGTAAAAATGAAAAAACTAACTATTGGACTTTGTGCCATGATGGCGTTGTCGAGTACGGCGTATGCCCATGATGCACAAGTTACAGATATAAACAAGAATGTAATTAATCGTGTACCCTACAATGTAGAGGTGTGTACGAATGTTACAACTGGTGGAGACAAGTCTGGTGACTTACTTAAAGGTGCTATCATTGGTGGTATCCTTGGTAAAGTAGTTACCAAAAAAGACAACGGTGCGGCCGCAGGGGCAGTACTTGGTGGGATTATCGGACACGATAATTCTGATGCACAAGCATCAACTAAAAGAGTATGCAGTATTGAGACACGTTATG